AAATGTAGATGTTAATCAACAGATGGTCGATAAGCATTTAGCGGTAAAATACTACGGCCAAAGCAAAAAAGAAGTAGAGGATGAACATTTAAAAAATCGTGATATACTGATTTCAGAAGGGGTATATAGCCCGGAATAATATGGCTAAGAAAGTAAAAAGTAAAGGTAAGATATGTCCAGAGGGCAAAGCTTGGGCTAAAAGAACTTTTGATGTTTATCCCAGTGCTTATGCAAATTTAGCCGCCTCTAAATATTGTAAAGATCCAAACTACGCAAAAAAAGCAAAAGGTAAAAAGGTTAAAAAAGCCAAAGGTGGACTAGTTTCTATAAGAGGTCAAGGCGCCGTTCTGCGAGATAGGTTAAGATAATGGGTCAACTCAAACAATGGTTGAAAGAAGAATGGGTCCGTATGGATTCCAAAGGCAACATTATTGGCTCATGTGGTGGCAGAAAAGAAGCTGAAGGTAAGCCAAGATGCTTGCCTAAGAAGAAAGCTCAGGGCATGTCAAAAGCAGCTAGAGCAAAAATTGTCCAAAGAAAAAGAAGAAAAGATCCGGACCCAAACAGAAAAGGCAAACCTATAAATGTATCAACTAAATTAAAACAAGGAGGCATGGTGAGTAAATTAAAACCTATACCAAAGGGCAATAAGGGATTACCTAAATTACCCAAAGAAGTTAGAAACAAAATGGGCTATATGGCTCAAGGTGGTCTAGCTAAACAAAACAAACTTAAACTTAAAAATGGTGGCTTTATTGCTAGAGGGTGTGGTAAAGTTATGAGTAACAGACGTAAGGTTACATCTGTAAGTTAGGAGTAATTATGCAAAGAATACCAAGAGCAAGAAAAAGCCCAAAGGCTAAAAAACGCTTACCATCAGGTTTGAAAAAACCTAGTGCAGGTAGAGTTGGAGTTCGTGGCAGAATGCTATCCAAAGGCGGTAAAGTCAGAAAGATGTCCAAAGGAGGCTCAATGAGAAAGATGTCAAAAGGCGGTTCAATGAGAAAAATGTCTAAGGGCGGATCAATGAGGAAGATGTCTAAAGGTGGACGTATGCGAATGATGTCAAAAGGTGGCAGAATGCGTAAAATGTCGAAGGGTGGTATGTTAGCAGGAAACGCAAATAGAAGGCGTCAAAGAGCCCGAAGAAGATAATAAGTGCCACATCTAATAAGTAATATCCCACATTTCAAATGTTGGGTAAGAAGAGAATTTACCCATAATCATGAAAAATACCACGATGAGTATATACATGCTCTCGCTATAGCCGTTACCACAATCCCAGACAGATCGCTTAGTTTTCAAGTAGTTTTTACTGGTGAGGAATCTAATTGTGAAGATTTTGATGAGCCAAACATACATGGCGGAGCTATGTGGGCTCGTATGCCTATACAGGCTTTAGTGGCCGACATCCCTTGTGAAGATTTTCCTGTTCCTATGGAAGATCATCTGGCTCAACCTTGGGACTGCGAATCACGAGAACACTCTATTATCGTAATGGATAGAGTAAGCTCATCACCTTGGATCGCAAAAATAGACGGAGATTTTTACCAAGCAAAATATATGTTTACTGTGGATTACACAAATAGCGATATTGCAGATGACCCTGCACAACACAAACAAAGTCATGTATTATATATAACAGAGGATTGTGAATGGAAAGGTAACTTTGTTGCTTTACCTAACAATAGAGTAAGGGCAACAAGTCCTGCGCTCTGGGTGACAGGTGAGGGTGCACCAGACTTTAGACCTTCGCAGTATAGACACTCAGCAGAGGGACACGAAAGCTACCTAGATCCAGCAATCACGTTTAATAATTTATATGAAGATTAATGGCGGTATCAGGTAGCACAGACTTTACACCAGACATAACAGAGTTTATCGAAGAAGCTTATGAGCGTTGTGGTATAGAGTTAAGAACAGGCTACGATCTGAAGTCTGCTATTCGATCAGCAAATATAATGTTAGCTGAGTGGGCCAACAGGGGTCTTAATCAGTGGACTATATCTACAGGAACACAAACAACTACAGAGGGTACAGAAAGTTATCAATTAGGTACAGATGTGATAGACGTCTTAGATGTGGTGGTGCGAAGAACAGAGGGCTCCACAACTACTGATACAAGACTGGAGCGCATATCAAGATCGGAGTATTTTAATATTCCAAACAAGTCTACTAAGGCAAGGCCATCTCAGTTTTTTTTGGACAAGCAAAACAACCCAACTTTGTTTGTATACCCGGCGCCAGAAAACTCAACTGATATAATACGGTTCAATAAACTTACAAGGCTTGATGATGCCGATAACGCTAGAAATACTATGGATATACCGTTTAGATTTTTTCCCTGCTTTTCGGCAGGCTTGGCATATTACATAAGTATAAAAAAAGCCCCACAAAGAACTGCAGAATTGAAAGCTATCTATGAGGAGGAGTTTAGACGTGCTGCAGATCAAGACGAAGACAGAGCATCTTTTAAGATAAGACCGTTTTCTAGAGGGGTTGTCTGATGGCTTTTGCTGTCGGTAAACATGCACTAGCCCATTGTGATAGATGTGGGTTTCGCTATAAATTATTAGAACTTAGAAAAGAGTGGAATGGGTTAAAAACCTGTCCAGAGTGTTATGATCCAAAACACCCACAATTAGAGCCACCTACCTATGTGGCAGATGCAGAAGCTCTGTACGATCCACGACCAGATAAAGATAAAGAGAATAATAATTTTGCAAGAGTTTTTACAAATACAGATACGATAGGCTCTAACTTTGATCCATTAAGCGCTACATCAGCTCTAGGAAATGTTACTATAACTACATCATGACTTTAGCAGAACTGAAAACTTTAATACAAAATTATGTGGAGTCAACTGAAACAACATTTGTTAACACCTTAGATGATATTATTAAAAGTGCAGAAGAACGAATATTTCAAGAAGTACAATTCGATTTTTTTCGTAAGAATGTTTCTGGCTCTGTAACAGCAGGTTCAAGATTTTTGACTGCTCCCTCAGATTACATTTTGTCGTTTAGCCTTGCCGTTATAGACGGTAATAGCGACTATCATTATCTAGATTTAAAACACCCGTCCTTTATGCAAGAATTCAACGAAGATCCAGCAGATACATCGCTACGAGGTTTGCCTAGATTTTATGCCCAATATGATAAAGAATTATCATCTGGAGCAGATAACGGCTCAACCTTTATAATAGCTCCTGTACCTGATCAAAGCTATAGCGTAGAGCTTCATTACCTATATCAGCCAAATTCTTTGGTAAGTGATACTACTGGTACTTGGTTGTCAACAAACGCACGTAATGCGCTACTATATGCTTCTATCGTAGAAGCTTATATCTTTCTCAAAGGTGAACCTGATCTTTTACAAGCATACGAAACAAGGTATAATCAAGAAATTCAAAGGCTTAAAAATAGAGCAGAGGCAAGGGGGCGTCAAGACGAATACCGTTATGACGCACTGCGCAAGCCTGTAACTTGAGGAGTAATATGAAGCCAATCAAGAAGCTTTTTAATAAGTCTATAGCTATTGTCGGTCTTGGTAATAGCTGGTACGAGTACAATATTGCAAAAACTCATGGTGTAGTTTTTGATGAAGTATGGGCAATTAACGCAGTAGGTTGTGTAATTTTTCACGATAGGTTGTTTATGATGGACCCAGCCAGTCGATTCCTAGATTCTGATGATGCTGGCGGTCAGACTAATGCTATGCGTGAGATGTTGGTTAAACATCAAGGGCCGATATACACGTGTGAAAAAGATGACAGATGTCCTGGTCTTGTAGAATACCCTGTAAATAACGTAGTAGAAGATACAAAAAGTTGGTATCTCAACAATACCGTAGCTTACGCTGTGGCTTTTGCGTATTGGAACAAAGTAAAAAAAGTATCAATATTTGGTATAGATTTTACCTATACATCCAATCCTGGTTATGCAGAGGCAGGACGTGGGTGCGTCGAGTTTTGGTTGGCTAAATGTTTAGATGCTGGAATAATAGTCGATATAGCACAAAGCTCTAGTCTTTTAGATGCCAATATACCGTCGCAAGATAAACTATATGGGTATCACAGGCTAGATGACCCACGAGTAATTGGTATTGATAGTCATGGCAACCCACATGTCAAGAAAGTAAGTCAGATACAGATTCCAGAAAAAAAGAAAGAAACAGGCTATCTTGACCGATATGACTCGCACAAAAAGGGCCCACCTGAGCCTAAGGTTTATTAATGAATCAGAATGGTGAACCTAAGCTTGGCCAAATTAGAGTAGCCACTTCACAAAATGGTGGGCATTCAGCTGAGTTTTGGGCAGAGGAACTAACAAACAAGATAGTTAGCTATAGCAAAGATAGAGAGCCCCATATAGCAGAACAGGCAAGAATGTTCAGAGATGCAATCTATCAAGTATGTTTGATTTATATTAAGAATGCTTTAAAATCATATAAAGGTACGGTCATACAAGAATTGATCAAAGGTGGCGAAACCGATTTAGCAAACATAATTAGGAGATTATAGATGGCAATATCATCAGCATTAACAACAAGTTTTAAAAAAGAGCTTTTGCAAGGAGTTCATAATTTTGCGTCTGGTGGCAACTCATTCAAGCTTGCTTTGTATGCGGGTGCTACTGCCTCTCTAGGAGCAACGACTACAGCTTTTGCTACTAGTTTGCCTGGGCAGATTACAGGTACAAACTATACTGCAGGTGGAGCAGCTCTAACGCCTGGTGCAGCCGCACCATCTTCTACAGGAACAACCGCTTTTGTAGATTTTGCAAATTTAACTTTTTCAACAGCAACAATTACGGCAAGTGGATGTTTAATTTATAACGACACACAATCTGATAAGTCAGTAGCAACCATAAGCTTTGGGGCGTCAAAAACTTCGACAGCAGGCGATTTCACAATAGTTTTTCCAACCGCAGGAGCAAACGCAATAATTACCATAGCATAGGGGTAAAGACCCTATGGCTATAGATACAGGTTGGGGCAGAGACAGCTGGGGATCAGGCCCTTGGGGTCAGCCTGCAGATATAGAAGTATCTGTTTCAGGATTATCCGCAACTTCAGCACTCGGCACTACAGCCCAATCAGCGGCAGCCAACACACCAGTAACAGAACAAGGCGCTACTAGCGGTCTAGGCACGCTTGCTTTCATAGGTAAAGCTAACGTCGCAGTAACAGAAAGAGGGGCAACAGCTGCTCTTGGCTCTATAGTTGTTCACGAAAATGAAAGAGTGTCAGTTTCGGGACTTAGCATGACAAGCGGTCTAGGATCTGTTTCTACGATAGCTAAAGCAAATGTTTCAGTCTCGGGACAACAAGCTACAGGAGGCGTAGCATCTCTTTTAATTTGGTCTTTGGTTGATACAAGCCAAACTCCAAACTATAATGAAGTAACAACTACACAAACTCCTAATTGGACAAGTTTGTAAAAGGATAAAAAATGGCAACGTACGTAAACAATTTAAGATTAAAAGAAATAGCTACAGGGGACGAATCAGGTACTTGGGGAACTTCCACTAATACTAACTTAGAGCTTATTGGCGAGGCTTTGGGCGTAGGCACTGAAGCTATCACAACAAATGCAAACACTCATACAACGACCGTTGCAGACGGTAGTAGCGATGCTGGTCGTTCGCTTTACATAAAATACACAGGTGCTTTAGATTCAGATTGCACAGTTACTATTGCTCCTGACACGATGAAAAGGGTTCATATAATAGAAAATGCTACGACTGATTCCGGGAGTAGTGGTCCCTACAATATTATTATTTCACAAGGTTCTGGTTCAAATGTCACTATAGCGAATGGCAAAGTAGCCGTTGTCCAGTTAGATGGTGCTGGTTCTGGTGCCGCAGTTTTAGATGTTTTTACTGATTTACAAGTCACAGATACGTTATCTGTAAACGGCACCACAATAACATTAGGAGATGGTACAGCCGAAGATACAAAATTAGTCTTTGATGGCAACGCACAAGATTTTTACGTAGGCTTGGACGATAGTGCAGACGATCTGGTTATAGGTAAAGGTTCTGCAGTAGGAACTAATCCTGCAATAGAGATTGATGAAAATATGGACGTAAAATTTGCACAATCCATAGGTGTAGGACAAGCAGCGTCTTCAACCACAGGAGATATTGTTGCACAAACTATGTCTTTACTTGGCACAACCCCTACCCTGACATTAGGGGACGGCGGCGAAGAAGATGTAAAAATACAATTCGACGGCGTTAAAGATTTCTATATAGCAAACGACGATTCAGCAGATAAGCTCGTTATAGGAGAAGGCTCTACAGTAGGCACTAACAGCATACTAACAATAACTGATGATACCGTTACTTTAGGAGATGGTGCTGCAGCAGACACAGCTTTAATTTATGACGGTAATGCTAAGGATTTTTATTTAGGACTTGATGATTCGGAAGACAAATTTGTTGTTGGAGTTGGTTCTACCGTAGGCACAAACAATATTTTAACACTAGATGATGATTCGGTAACAATAGGAGACGGAGCCGCTGTTGATACTAAGATAGTATTTGATGGTAATGCACAAGACTTCTATGTTGGGTTAGATGACTCAGCTGATGACCTAATAATAGGACAAGGAAGTACTGTTGGATCTAATCCAGCTATAGCTATTGATGAAAATCAAAATGTAGCTATGGCACAGGCCTTGTCTGTAACAGGAAACATCACAGAAAACTCAAGTAGAGTCGCAACAAACGGCAGAGCAGTAGCTTTTGCTTTAATATTTGGATAATATAGGAGAAATAACATGGCAACACCAAATTTAGTTAACGTAACAACAGTAACACCCTTTACAATATGTGGCGCTGTTACAACATCCAATGTAGACATAATTGATGTTGCAGCAGATAAAACTAGAAAAATTAATTCTATCTTAGTGGCTAATGTCGACGGCACAAATTCTGCTACCGTAAGCGTTTCAGTTAGTGTGGATAACGGCTCAAACTTTTTTCATTTAGCTAAAACTGTAGCTGTCCCAGCAGATTCTACTTTGGTAGTGCTGGACAAAAATTCACAAATATTTTTAGATGAAACTGATTTACTAAGAATTGTTGGTTCTGCTAATAATGATTTAGAATATGTAGTTTCTGGTGAAATATTAGATGATGCTTAGGAGATTATCAGATAGTGGCTTACTTCGCAGAATTAAATTCAAGTAACGAAGTTCTTAGAGTTGTTTCTGTATCAAATGAAGAAGTAAACGAAAATGGTGGAAATTACTCTGTTGAAGCCGAAAATTATGTAGCAAGCATAGTCCCACATATCACAGGAGGCACTGCTTGGAAACAAACCTCATACAACAACAACGCACGAAAACAATATGCAGGCCTAGGCTACAGTTATGACGCAGGCAAAGATATTTTTATAGCACCAAAACCATATAGCTCTTGGTCTTTGGACTCGGACAATGATTGGCAGGCCCCCGTTGCATATCCCTCTGATATTTTTAAAGACTCGAATCCTTTGACTGTGTCTTGGGACGAACCTAATTTAAGATGGCTTGGAGAATACGGCGGCGTAGTTTACGCTTGGAATCCAGACACATCACAATGGAGTAGTATCTAATGGCAGGACTCAACGGCGGCATAAGAGGCGTCGATAACGTACCCTCAAAAGAAGATTTAGTTACTACTTTCAACAGCTCTGGTAATTTTACCTCAGCCTCATCTACTAGCTCTGTAGACGTGCTTATCGTAGGCGGAGGAGGCGGCGGAGCAGGCCGATTTTATGGTGGAGGCGGCGGAGCTGGTGGTTTTAGAAATTTAACAAGTGTACCGATTGCGTCCAGCACCACTTTTCCCATAGTGGTAGGAGGTGGTGGCTCAGGCGGTGGCAATGATACTGCTGGTTCTGCTGGAAGCAACTCATCTGCATTTTCACAAGTTGCTGCAGGTGGCGGCTTCGGTGGAGTAAACGGCGGTCCTGGAGGAGGCGCAGGAGGTTCTGGAGGCGGTTCGGGAGCAGTCGATTCCACACAACCTGGATTCCCAGCATCCGGAGGCTCTGGTAACACCCCACCAGTAAGTCCGTCTCAAGGTAACGATGGCGGTTCTGCAAATATTACTTCGCCAGCAAATGCAGGTTCAGGAGCAGGTGGCGGAGGAGCAGGAGGCACAGGCTCTAACAGTAACACAGGTACAGCTCCCCCTTTTGGAAGTTTAGCAGGTGGTAATGGTGGTGCGGGAGCACCGTCTACTGTTTCAGGATCTGATACTACCTATGCCGGCGGTGGTGGCGGCGGAGGACATTTCCAATCAGCAGGTGGCTCTGGAGGCTCGGGGGGTGGCGGTAACGGCGCAGGACCCCCAGCAGCAGCTCAAGATGGTTCAGCCAATACTGGTGGCGGTGGCGGTGGTGGCCAACATACAAGTAGCCAACCCGACGGCTCGGGAGGAGCTGGAGGTTCTGGCGTGGTCATTATCAAAGAAGCAAACGCTGGTGACACCATTGCTTCTGGTATGTGGGATATGCGTGCTTTGTATAAATACGTGAAAGAAAACAACTGGGTTTCTTAGCTTGAATTTAAAATATTATTACTGGTACTTCGAGTCAGCCATTCCAGAAAAAATTTGCGACGACATTGTAGCTTATGGCATAGATCAGCAAAAGGAAACCGCTTTAATTGGCAACGTAAAAAACGGACATAAACTATCTGCAAAAAAACTTAAAAATATACAAAAAAAACGTAAATCAGATGTTGTATGGATGTCAGAGAATTGGATATATAAAGAAATACATCCTTACATAAATATAGCAAACCGCAACTCGGGCTGGAATTTTCACTGGGATTGGTCACAAGCTTGTCAGTTTACAGAATATAAAAAAGATCAGTTTTATGACTGGCATTGTGACTCATACCTAGAACCGTACAATAATCCAGATAACGTAAACGAGTATGGCAAAATACGAAAATTAAGTATGACCCTTTCTTTGTCCAATCCAAATGAATACGAAGGTGGCAATTTAGAGTTTGATTTTAGAGACACTGAGGAAGGTTCTCAGCCTAGGGTGTGTAAGGAGATACGAAAAAAAGGCAGCATCATAGTTTTCCCTTCTTTTGTATGGCACAGAGTGACTCCTGTCACAAAAGGCGTAAGGCATTCTTTAGTTTGTTGGAACATAGGAAAACCATTCGTATGACATTTGAAATAAATAAATTTGAGCTTGTAAAAAACGTAATATCACCTGAAGTTGCAAATCTTCTATACAACTATTTGCTTAACAAACGACAAGTAGCAAGAAAATTGTTTGACTCAAAATACATTTCTATCTACAACCAAGACTACGGCATATGGAATGATAAACAGGTGCCTGATACTTACAGCATATATGGTGACGTAATGTTGGACACTATTTTGTCAGCTCTACAGGGTGTTATGGAAAAAAGGACAAATACTAAGCTATATCCCACATATTCTTATGCAAGAATCTACAAAAAAGGTGATGTACTAAAAAAACATAAAGATAGAGATAGTTGTGAAATATCTACTACTTTAAATTTAGGGGGCGACATATGGCCTATATATTTACAAACGAAAAGAAAAGAAAAAATACTGCTAGAACCTGGCGACATGCTCATATATAGCGGATGTGAGTTAACGCATTGGCGTGATAAGTTTCAGGGAAAAAATTGTGCCCAGGTATTTTTACATTACAACAAATACACCAAAGACAATCAAGGGCAAAATCTTTATGATTCTAGACCTTTTTTAGGTTTGCCTAGCTGGTTTAAAAACTACAAAGAATAAACTATAATCAAACTCTATATGGACGAAAAATCATATCAATCTGCCTTGCTGAACATAATAGACATGTCATGTAAAAGAGGGTGTTGGGATGGTTCAGAAATTGGTTTTGTAGCGAAAGTAAGAGAAAACTTGTTGCAAAAAATGCAAAAAGATAACAAGAACTTACAGGTAAGTTCAGAAAATAAAAAGGATAAATAATGGAATATTTAGTAGGAATAATTGTTTTATGTGTGATCGTAGGTGGTTTAGTTTATAGATATAAGCCGTCCTACGTAGAATGGGTAAAATCAAAACTTAAAAAATAATGGTTAATTTAACTAGGGCACAAACAAGAAAATTAATTAGTTCTTTGAAGAAAGCATCTAAAACACATGCAAGCCAAGCGAGAGTTTTAGAGCGTTCTTTGAAAAAGAAGAGTAAAAAGTAATGGCGAGAAAAACAGCAGCAGACGTGCATCTAGAACTAGCTGTACATCAAAAAGAAATGTCTGAGCGTTGGAAAACGGCTTTCAACAAATTTAATGAAATAGATTTAAATATTAAAGACCTAGACCAAAAGATAAGCAGGGGCCAAGGTACAATAATCATCTTGCTCGTTGGTTTATTGGTTAGCGTTGTGACACTAGTTATGGAGGGTAAGATATTATAATGGACCATATATCAAACAATATAGAGGGCAAAGCAAGGCACATGTTAAAAAAACATGAGGGTTTTGTTTCACATGTTTACGAGGATTCTACACCAGAAAAATACCTTACTATAGGCTACGGCAGATTAGTAGACAAAAGACTTGGAGGCGGTATTGATCAAGATGAGGCAGACTATCTGTTATTAAATGACATAAAAAATTGCATCAAGATATTATCGCATCAAGTGCCTTGTTATAATGACTTGTCAGACAATAGAAAAATAGTTTTAATAAATATGTACTTTAACTTAGGCAACCGTCTTTTTAATTTTGTTAATATGCTAAAAGCTTTAGAAGACGGCAACTACGATAAAGTGGCTGAAGAGATGCTAGACAGCAAATGGGCCAAACAAGTAAAAGGCAGGTCTATAGAGCTAGCTGAAATGATGCGTGAGGATAAATATTTAGTGTGAAATGGCAATACAAAAATATGTTTTTAGACCAGGCATCAATCGAGAAGGAACCGCTTATGACAACTCT